CGAACTGGTCGCGGCGTTGCCGGTGGTGATCGAGCAGGCCGGCGGCAAGCGGATCGAGGCCGACCAGGCGGGGGAATAGCAGGCGGCGAGCGCTTCGAAACCGCGGACTGGCGCGCGCTCGTCGCCGAGCTGGTGATCGAACTGCGCTGGACCCGCGACGAGGTCCTCGACCAGGTCGACATGCCGTTTCTCGAGGCGCTGCGCCGCGCCTGGACCGATTGTCCGCCGGCGCGCCGGCTCGTCGCCGCGTATCTCGGCTTCAAGCCGCCGTCGCGGCCGTCGAGCAATTTCCATGAGCTGCTCGCCATGTTTCCGAACGGCACCATCAGATAAATCGTGGAGACTTTCGGCATGGCCGACCAGAACGAGGTTCAGATCCGCTTCACCGCGTCGACCGGTGACGTAACGAATGGCATCGCGGAGGTTCATGACGCGCTCGGCGGACTGACGCGGGACGTCGCCAGCGTCGGCGGCGCACTCGCCGGCTTGCGCAACGCGTTCTCTGCTGCGCTGCCTGCCGACAAATTGGACGACGCACGCAAGGCGTTTGACGGCCTCGGCGATCAGACCGCCCGCGCGGCGGGCCAGATCAGGGACATGGGCACCGAGATCAAGCTCCTGCATCTGGGGCTTGCCGAGCGCAAGATCGTGTTGCAGGCCGAGGCCCAGCAGTTCGCCATCACGCAAAACCAGAAGTTCGCGCTGCTCGAGGAAGAGACCGAGAAGGAATACCAGGCTGAGCTGGCGCTCCTGGAAAGCAAGCTCGTGCTCGGTGGTCGCGAAGTCGAAGAAAACAGAAAGTGGCTCGACAAGATCGAGCTGCTCAAGGCCAAGCACAATATCGACATGGTAAAGCTCGACGCCCAGGCGATCGCCGAGCAGACCAAGGAATGGAATAAGGGGCTGTCGATGATCACGAGCAGCTTCAATACACAACTGCGCGGCCTGCTCGCCGGGACCACCACCTGGTCCCAGGCGTGGAAGAAGATGCTCGGCGACATGATTATCAAGTTCATCGAATTCGGCGAGCAGATGCTGCAAAATTGGATCGCGGTGGAGCTGGCCAAGACTACGGCCTCGATCATGGGGAACACGGCGCGCAAGGCGTCCGACGAAGCCGGCACCGCTGCGAGCCTCGCCACGACGCTCGCCGCCGCCATCAAGGCGATCACCATCGATGCATCGAAGGTGTTCGGCGGCGTGTTCGGCTTTCTCGCCCCGGAAATGGGTCCGGCCGCCGCGGCGCCGGCCGCGGCCGCCGCCGGGTCTGTTCTTGCCACCACGCCAAGCCTGGATGTTGGCGGCTACGTGATGCGTTCCGGCCTCGCCATGGTGCACCAGGGCGAGGTCATTCCGGCGGCGCAGGTGCGCATGCCCTATGCGGGCAACGGCACGGGCGGCGGCGACACGCATCTGCACGCCGCCGTGAACATCTCGGCCGTGGATTCGCGCAGCATCCGCCGCTTCTTCAACGACAACGCCCATCACATGGTCCGCGCGCTACAGCGCGGGCTCAAGGGCGGCGCGCATCTGCCGCTGCGAACCACGACCCGATGAGCCGACAGCATGACCACGCCGCCCGTTTTGCCGACATTGCCCGGCCTGTCGTGGTCGCGGCACAAGAAGCCAGGGTTCAACACGCGGATCGCCAGTCACGTCTCCGGTCGCGAGGTCCGCGTGCCGCTGATGGCTTATCCGCTCTACGAGTTCGAGGCGAGGTATGAAGGCCTGACATCGTCGGCTGCGCTGTTCGCCGGCCTGCAAGCCGCGTCGCTGCAAAATCTCATGGGCTTTTTCCTGCAGATGCAGGGCCAGGCCAACACGTTTCTCTATAGCGATCCCGACGACGGCGCCGTCAGCGGCCAGTTTATCGGCGATGGCGACGGCGCGACCAAAAACTTTCAGTTTGTTCGTGCGCTCGGCGGCTTTGTCGAGCCGGTCGGCTGGGTCACTGCGATCAACGCGGTCTATCTCAACGGCGTCGTGCAGGCCGGCGGTGCCTACAGCCTCACAGCGCCGAACACGCTGGCGTTTACCGCCGCGCCCGGTGCCGGCGTTGCCGTGACCGCGGATTTCGCCTTCGCCTTCAACTGCCGCTTCCTCGACGACCAAATGGACTTCGAGGAGTTCATGTCGAGCCTGTGGAAGCTCGACGGAATGAAATTCCGCAGCGTCAAGAGCTGGCTTGGTGGCTGAGCTGAGCCGAGCCGTCCTCTGAAATCGTCATTGCCGGGCTTGACCCGGCAATCGCTGCAGGCTTGCCGGCAGCATGGACCCGCGGCTCAAGCCCGCGGGTGACGCAGGAGAGAGATAAACGCATGAAACCCGCATCCACCGCACTCATCAACTATCTCAATGCGATCCGCGCCGCGCCAGATGCAAAAATGCTGATGGCCGACGCGTTCCAGTTCACGCTCGCCAACGGCAATGTGCTCGGCTACACCAATGTCGACGTGTCGTTCACTTATAACGGCACGTTGTTTGCCGCCAACGCGGTGCGGGTCGACGGGCTGAAATACAAGGCGGCGATCGGGCTTGAAGCCGACCGCCAGCAGATTTCGGTCGCGGCGCTGGCCACCGATACGGTGGCGGGCGGCGCGCCATTTCTGCAGGCGCTGCGCAACCGCGCGTTCGACGGCTGCCGGGTGGCGCGCTACCGCGTATTCTTTTCCGATGCGATCGGCGGCACCGTCGTGGGCGGGGTGCTGCTGTTCCAGGGACGGCTCGGCACGATCGATGAGGTAGGCCGCACTGCGGCGAAGCTCACAGTCAATTCCGATCTCGTGCTGCTCGACCACGACATGCCGCGCAACGTCTACCAGCCGACCTGTCTGCACACGCTCTACGATGCCGGCTGCACGCTCAACAAGGCGTCGTTCGGCACGAACGGCGTTGTCGGTGCCGGCTCGACGTTCTCGACGATCAACTGGGGCGACGCCAGCGCCAATTTTGCGCAAGGCACCATCACGTTTAGCTCGGGAGTTAATTCCGGGGTAGCGGCGACGGTCGGCTCGGCGCTTTCGGGCGTGGCGCTTTATCTGATCTATCCACTGCAAAGCGCGCCCGCGCCGGGCGATGCGTTCACCGTTTATTTCGGCTGCGATCATACGGAAGCGACATGCAGCAGCAAATTCAACAACCTCACCAACTTCCGCGCGTTCCCGTTCGTGCCGCCGCCGCAAATGGCGATCTAGACAGCCGCGGCCGCCCGGCTTGGGTGGCGGCGGGAGAGCGCGCAATGCTGGAAAATAACGCGAGCGCTAGTGAGATCGCGCAGCGCGCGGCCATCGTCGCCGCGGCGTGCTCCTGGATCGGCACGCCGTACCACAATTGCGCCGACGTAAAGGGAGCGGGGGTCGATTGCGGCATGCTGCTGGTGCGGGTGTTCGTCGACACCGGGTTGTGCGAGCCGTTCGATCCGCGGCCCTATCCGCCGGACTGGCATCTGCATCGCTCGGAGGAGAAGTATCTCGGCTTCGTGTTCGATCGGGCCCGCGAGGTCGAGCAGCCGAGACCCGGCGACGTTGCGGTCTTCAAGTTCGGACGCTGCTATTCGCACGCCGGTATCGTCGCCGAAGCCGATCCGCTTGCGATCGTGCACGCCTACGCGCCGGCGCGGCGCGTAATTCAGGAGCGGGTGCATCAGAACGCGGTGTTGGCGGAAATCAAACGAGCGCCGCGGTTCTTTTCGTTATGGCAAAGCCGCGCACAACTTGGGTTGGCGGGCGGCTCATCTGGCATCACGCGGTCTCCAACCGAAGCAAATGGCTGGGCGGATTTTGCTGCCCAGGCCGCCTCGCCGCTCGTCCGCCGGGCGACCGCGTGATGCAAAAAAAGCGCGCGGCTGAATCATGAGCGGATTTCGCAACCTCTTCGGCAATGGCCCGAGCAACACGGCGCCGGACTATACCGGCCTGCAGATCCAGACCGCGGTGTCGACGCTTCCGGTGCCGATCGTCTGGGGGCTGACCAAGATCGCCCCCAACGTAATCTGGTACGAGAACTTCCAGATTCATCAGGGCGGCAGCGGCGGCAAGGGCGGCGGCGTGTTCGGCGGTGGCGGCAACCAGTCGCAGACCAGCTATTCGGCCGACGTCATCCTGGCGCTGTGCGAAGGCCCGATCACCGGTATCAGGCTGATCTGGCGCGGCCAGTCGGTCTATACGCTGGCGCAGCTCGGCCTGACGCTGTTCGTCGGCACGACGCCGCAGGCGCTGTGGTCGGGGTTTTCCGGCGAGTTTTTGTTCCAGGGGCCGGTCCTCGAATTCTCGCCGTCGTATCCGGCGGAAGCGCTGGCCTATCAGGGCACCGCCTATGTGGCGGCGCTCAACTATCAGCTCACCTCATCCGCCACGCTCGACAACCACAATTTCGAAGTGCGGGGCTTGCGGTGGGCCACCGGATGGGATCGCTCGAGCTTTCCCGGAAACTCATCGGACGCCGATCCGGCGCTGGTGATCGATGACTTTCTGGCCTCGACCCAATTCGGCGTCGGCTTCCCGTCTACATCGATCGACACCACGACCCTGTTCACGCAAGGCGCGGGCAACGATGCGTCGCTGCAGACCTGGTGCCGGGCCAATGGGCTGGCGCTGTCGCCGGCGCTGACCGATCAGGAGGCCGCTTCTTCGATCCTCGCCCGCTGGCTGCAGCTGATCAACGTCGCCGCGGTGTGGTCGAACGGCACCTTGCGCCTCATCCCTTACGGCGACCAGACCGTTACCGGCAACGGCATCACCTTCATTCCGAACGTGACGCCGATCTATAATCTGACCGATGACGATTTTATCGTTGAAAGCGGCGCCGATCCGCTCGATGTGTCGGTCTCCGATCTCTACGGGGCCTACAATGTTCTCCGCGTCGAATGTGCCGACCGCAACAATCAATACGCCCTGACCACGGTCGAGGCACGCGATCAGAACGCCATCGAGTATCTGGCGGCGGCCACCGGCGCATCCGGCGTGCGGCTGGCGCCGACCGTTACCGCGCACGAAATCTGCGACACCAATATCGCGCTGATCTCGGCGCAGCTCCAACTGCAGCGCGGCCTCTATATCCGCAACACCTATAAATTCCGGCTGTCGTGGGAGTATTGTTTGCTCGATCCGATGGACCTGGTCACGGTCACGGATGCAATCCTGGGCTTGAACAACACCGCGGTGCGCGTCACCGACCTCGAGGAGGACGACAACGGTTATCTGGAGATCACGGCGGAGGAATTTCCACAGGGCGTGGCCTCCGCCGTGCTCTATGCCACGGCCTCCGCGACCAGCAATCCAATCAATCGCAACCAGGGTGTCGGCTCGGTCAATGCGCCGATCCTGTTCGAGCCGACCGACGAGCTCGGCGGCGGCCTGCAGATCTGGGCCGCGGTGTCGAATGCCGACAGCCTCTATGGCGGCTGCAACGTCCTGGTGGCGACCGCCGCGGATGGCCCGTATGGCTGGGTCGGCACGCTCAATCACAATTCGACGATGGGCGTTACCACCGCTGACCTTGCGGCGGTGGCGGAGAACCCGACTGGCGCGACGCTCGATGGTCTCAACACGCTTGCGGTCGATCTCACCGAGTGCAATGGCGTTCTCGCGGCCGCTTCTTCGATTGACATTTCGACGCTCGACAACCCTTGCTATGTCGGCGGCGAGATCGTCTGCTTCGGCGCCTCGACGCTGACCGCAACGAGCAAATACAGCCTTTCCAATCTCGGGCGCGGCACCTATGGCAGCGAAGCATCGATCGCCGCCCATGCGGCCGGCACGCCGTTCGCGCGGCTCGACAACGTCTTCAAGTATCCGTTCGGCCAGGGCCGGATCGGCCAGACGCTGTATTTCAAGTTCCAGTCGTTCAACGCCTGGGGCGGCGGCGTGCAGTCGCTCGCCGACTGCGCGGCCTATCCGTACACCGTCACCGGCTCGGCACTGCTGTCGCCGCTGCCGAACGTCACCGACGTCTATTCGAACTACGAGGCCGGCTTCCAGAAAGTCTACTGGAACCAGGTCAGCGACTTCCGGCCCGGCATTGTCTACGAGATCAGGCAGGGCCCGAACTGGGCCACGGCGTTGTTCATGCGCACGCAGGCGCATCCGCCATTCATCGCGCCCGGCAACGGCAGCTATTGGGTGTCGGCGCGCTGTCAGCCGGTGGCCGGCGGTCCCATCGTTTATTCGGAGAACCCCGTCGAGATCGTCATCTCCGGCAACCAGCTGGCGCTGACCTACTCGGAAAGCTTCGACGAGGTCGCGACCCTGTTTTCCGGGTCGCTGGATTACGGGCTCAACGGCGCCGGCACCGGCACGCTCTCTGCGTCGCTGTCGCTCAACACCAAGGCCGTGGCGCCGATGGCGTTCGCGATCGGCATAGGCTCGACTACCGGAGTGACCTGCAGCATCACGGGGGTCAACGTTCCGGCGGGCGCGTTGATCGTCGTCGTGGTCGCCGACCTCGGGCCGGTAAACGGCGGTCCGCCGACGCTTGGCCCGGCATCTGACACGGTCAACGGCAGCTATGCGGTCGCGGCTTCGTTGCTGTCGAGCGCTGGCGGCGGCGCGGTCTTCCATTTCGCCAATTCGGCAGCACTGTCGGGAGCCACCATCAGCTATTCGACCGCATCGCCGGGCGGCAATTTGCAGACGATGACGGCGTTCTACGTGATGGGCATGGCCGCCGGCTCTGTGCTCGACACCGCGGTCACCGCGAGCGCGCAGGCAACCTCGACCGCGCCGAGCGTGGCGTCCGGCGTGCCGGCCGTCGCCAACGAATTGATCGTCGGTGCGCTGATCTTCGGCGGCCCGGCGGCGAACTTCAATCAGTCGCCTGGCTTCGGCGGCGCGCTGCCGATCGGTGACATTGGTTCGGGCCTCAACGCGGCCGCTGGTGTTGTGTTCGAAACCGCCGCGGCCGCCAAGACCTTCGCGCCGACGCTGTCGGCCTCCGAGGCCTGGGGCGCGATCATCGTCGGCTTCAAGGCGAACGCCAACCAGGTCGGCGTCGTCAGCCTGCCCTCGATCGTGACCTATGGGTTTTCGATTGCTGACAACACCACGCCGTCGGCCATTCCGTCCGGCGTCTTCGTGCAGTCGATCAATCTCAACGGCAGCGATTACAACGCGCTCGAGCTCACCGTCGCCGATGCACTCACGATCATCGACGACGGCCTGATCACCGACAGCGTCGGGACTATCATCGACGATGGCTCGATCACCGATGCGGTGGCGACGCTGAAGCTGTCAGCCAACGTGGCGTCGGCCGTGCCCAACGGCGACACCTTGACGCTGTCCGGCGTGCCGATCGGTGTGCCGCTGTACTACGAGCCGCCGAACACGCATTGGCTCTCCTCCGGTTATCCCGCCAATGCCGCCGTCAATGCCAATGCCGGCTTTGCCGGCGTCGAGTTCGGCTCGGTCTTCCTGACCGGCGGCGATTTTCTCAGCGCCGGTGAGTTTCTCGGCCTAACCGAAACCGCGCAAATCTCCGGCTGGGTCGAGATCGCCAGCGCCAGCAACACGCCGTCGACGCCGCATCCGCAATGGAGCCCGTGGCAGCAATTCGTGCCCGGGGTGTTTCCCGGCACGGCGTGGAAGCTGCGCGTCGGCATGGAAAGCGCTTCTCCGGCGGCCCAACCGGAATGCTCGGCATTCTCGTTCGTCACGCAGCTGCCGACCCGCACCGATCACTACATCAACAAATCGGTTGGCACCGGCGGCCTGACCATCATGTTTGCGCCCGACGGCTCTACGACGCCGCCGTTCAAACCGTTCAACGCCGGCGTCGCCGGCAACGCCTTGCCGAGCTATCAGGTCGATTGGCAGGCCACGGCCGGCGACACCTACGTGGTGTCAGGGCTGTCGCTGTCGCTACTGACCATCACGTTCTTCAACAGCGGCGTTGTGGTGGCGCGCACCGCCTCCATCATCGTGCAGGGAGCATAAAGCATGAGCCAGGGCGCAACAACGCTGCCAACCGTTGGGTCGTTCACGCACCTCGATGAGCAGGGCTTCATCAATACCGCCGCGGCGGCGCTGCGCTCGAAGTTCTCCGGGGGCTCGGCGCCGTCCGCTGCCGGCTCGCCGGACGGATTTCAGGACTGGATGGACACCTCGGTGTCCGGCCTGGCGACCTGGAAGCTTTATCTTGCCGGGACCGCATCGTGGCTGTCGCTCTTGACCATCGATCTCAGCACCAGCGCGGTGACGCTGGCGATCTCGTCGCCGCAGAACTGGGCCGCGGCCTCGGGCACCCACGACGCCATCACCGCGAGCTACGATCCGCCGGTGACCGCGCTCATTGACGGCATGGTGCTGTTCTTCCGCGCCACCGCGGCGAACCTTTCGTCCAGCAGCACGACGTTCGCGCCGAACGGCTTGACCGCACACCCGATCACCAAGAACGGCGGCCAGGCGCTGTGGATCGGTGACATTCCGGGCAACCTCGCCGAAATCGCGGTGCGCTACAATGCCGCGAACACGCGCTGGGAATTGCTCAGTCCCCCCGACGTTCCGGTCGGCGGCATCGTGCCGTATTTCGGCGCGACACTGCCGCCCGGCTACGCGCTGCCGCAGGGACAGAACCTGTCATCGGCGACTTACCCGGCGGCCGCGACCGTGCTCGGCGTCACCTACGGCAATCCGGGCGGCGGCAATTTCACCATGCCGGATCTGCGCGGGCGGTTTTTCTTCAATCTCGATGCCGGAGGTTCGGGCCGTATCACGGTCGCGGGCGGCAATATCGACGGCACGGTGCTGGGCAATGCGGGCGGTGTGCAGAATCGGACGATCGCGCAAGCAAACTTGCCGAATGTGAGCTTTGCGGTGTCGGGGGTCAATCTGACAAACAATGCCGTAACTTCAACGTCAAATACGACGAACACTGTGGCTGGCGGCTCGACTGCTCTTTTGCTTGCGGCGGTTACCAATGCAAACGCAAGCCTTTCTGGCTTGAATTTTTCGACCACGTCAAACGTCACGGTGGCGAGTCAGGGGTCGGCGGCTTCCGGTGGCTCTGGCACGGCGTTGCCGACGCTGCCGCCCTCCATAGGCGTTAACTGCATGATGCGGATTGCTTAGGGTGGCAGCTTTGCTACTATCGCGCGTATGTCGGGACGGTGGTGGCGACGTCTAAAGGCCAAGCTCGCAACGCCGATGATGCGGCGGTTGCTGCGTCGTCCTGGTCCTTTTGTTCTCCGCGAGCAAGTCGCCGCTTGCTATCTGCGCGGTGATGGTATCGAGGTTGGGGCACTCAATGCGTCGCTTCGTGTTCCAGATGGCGTCCGCGTCCGTTACGTCGACTGCGCCGCGCCGGATGTGTTGCGTGGCGCGGGATATGGGGATGTTTCCGCGATCAAGGCGCCTGATGTTGTTGCCGGCCTGGAAACGCTCGATGGCATCGATGACCGAAGTGTCGATTTTGTCATCGCAAACCATGTCGTTGAGCACCTCGAAAATCCCTTGCGCGCGTTTGCGACAATC